TGAAGCTATGGTGGAAGCCTGCTTCGCTTCGTCGTATCTGGGCGTGCGCAAGAACATGACCCACATGGCGCAGATGGGCGACTACTTCTACTGGAAGCTGGCAGATATCCAAGACACGGTGTTCCACAAGCCAGTGGACTTCACCGGGTGTGAGAAGTACATGCCGAAAGTGCCGAAGCAGGGTGCCGACATGATCGGGGATATGGAGAACACCTTCGTGCTCGAAGAAACGATGGCACTCATCACCAAACACATCGGTAAGCTGGACCATCCGTTTGCCCCCGCACGGAAGCTCAAGCTACAGGAGTCCGAGACCGTTGCGTGTGTGTTCAAGCAGCACGTAGTCGGTGATTACAAGTTCGGCTTCCGCAGTGCCAAGGCGTACAAGCGTCTGATGAGCATGCACGCTGAAACACCTACGGCACAAGTCCTGCTGAATGGTCTGTACGCTGGTGGTATCTGGGATGAGCCAACACTGGCAGAAGTAGCGAGTCACCTATGAGCAAACGTGCGGTATGGTTATCCCTGCTGGTGTACATACTCGCCAAGATCACGCTGATCGTGTGGTGGTTCGTATGAATCGCATACTCAACTTCATACGCAAGATGTTCGTCGGCGGTTGTGGTGGTGACTGCGGACAAGGGCGTCGTCCGTGTAACTGTAGGAGCAAGCGATGACCACACTTGTCTACGTGCATGGCACCAACGGGAGTGGCAAGAGCACCCTCGCCCGTGCTGTGCTGGCTGCTGCTGGTGGTGCGCAAGGCGTGTCCAAGCTGGCCAGTACCCCCAAGGCTACATGGACGCACACCGGGCGAGCTGGCGTGGTCCTGGCTGGCAAGTACGGCACCGCTTGTGGAGGCGTGGACGGCATGCAGCCCTATGCAGCCCTGCACGACGTGCTCAAGGAGAACGTGGGGTTCGTGCGCAACGTGTTCGCTGAAGGACTGGTCACTCCAGGCGTGGGCACCTGCCAGACCTTCGCCAGTTACTTTGACCGTGCCGTGTTCATCCTGCTAGATACACCCGAAACCATCTGTATCAAGAACGTGCTGAAGCGTCGTACAGCCAAGGGCACCACGAAGCCCTACGACCCCAAGAACCTGTACCGCAAGCTGGCGTCTGCACGTAGCTGGGCAGACCGTCTTGAACGAGCAGGTCTTGAAGTACACCGGGTACAATACCGTCAGGCGTACAACATGGCGCTGGAGCTGCTGGGTCTCCCCGAACCCAGCGTAGATGATCTTCTCTGAAAGGCAACACAACATGAACGACAACCGTTATGGCGCTATCCTGCGCGTCAACAACGTCAACGAAGCCCTGCCTCTGGGCTTGATCCTGCTGCAAGAGCGTGGTGTATTCTCTGAGTCCCGTGGCTTGCATACCATGCGGGTTCCAGGCCCCGTCAGCACCGTGTACTCGCAGCCCCGTCAGCGCGTGCTGTTCGATACCATCCGTGATGCTAACCCGTTCTTCCACCTGATCGAGTCCTTGTGGATTCTGTCGGGCAGTAACCGGGTTGAGCTGCCCAAGTACTTCCTCGACAACATCAGCCAGTTCAGCGATGATGGCGTGGTGTTCCATGGTGCGTATGGGCATCGTCTGCGCAACGCCTTCGAGTTTGACCAGATTGAGCGTGCCTGTGAAATGCTCAAGCGCAAGCCAGACACACGGCAAGTCGTGATGAGCATCTGGAACCCAATCACGGACCTGGACAAGTCGACCAAGGACATGCCCTGCAACGACATGATCATGCTGGACATCGTGGAAGGCCAGCTCAACATGACGGTGTGTAACCGTAGCAACGATGCCGTGTGGGGTGCCTACGGAGCCAACGCAGTGCAGTTCAGCGTCCTGCAGGAATTCATCGCGATCATGGTCGGCGTGAAGGTAGGCTACTACGTTCAGCAGTCCAACAACTACCACGTATACACGGACAACCCGTTCTGGCTGAAGTTCCGTGAGGGTGAGTACGAGCATGGCCACGTTCACAACCCGTATTCCATGGACTCTGTGCATCCCTACCCACTGGCTGTTGACGCGGAAGACGCACTCATGCTGTACTACGACTGTATCCGTATGGCTACGCAGGTCGAGCAGGGTGAAGTCCTTGCCCACGTTGAGTACGTATCCGAGTTCGGCCGTAACGTGGTTGCTCCTGTTGTGCGTGCATACGATATGTACAAGGCGAAGCTCTACGCCAGCTCCATGGCGATCATCCAAGAACTGCCTGCCTCCGACTGGCGACTCGCGATGTTCGAGTGGGTGCAACGTCGTGCTCAACGTGCGTCTGACAAGAAAGTGGTGCTGGCATGAAGGCCCTCGTCGAAGCTACTCTGTACCGTGATGCTGGTGCTGTGAAGCGTTACCACGTGAAGCGCACGCACCGTAGTCAGTCCATCGCGGAACACACGTTCGGTATGCTGATGCTCATCAAGCAGATCAACCCGTTGTGTACCAAGAACCTGATGAACGCGGTACTGCACCACGACCTCCCAGAGCTGTTCACTGGTGACATACCTGCCCCCATCAAGCGGGTACACCCAGAGCTCGGGCCACTGATGGACAGCATCGAGGAAGACCTTGCCCCGTTGTTCCAGGACTTCCTGATCACCGTGCCTGAGGCCATCATGCTGAAGTGGGCTGACCGCATGGAGCTGGTGCTCTGGTGCCTGGAAGAAGTTCGACTTGGGAACGACTACTGCAGACCTACGGTAGCGCGTGGCCTTGGTTGGATACTCACGGCAAAGATGCCCGATAACGCACAGGAGTTGACCAACGAAGTCGTTGCCGACGCCTGGACCCTTGGAATCGCGCCAGCAACAGGCGCAGAACTGGAGATGAACGCATGAGCACCGCAAACGCAACTCAAGTGGGGGGCACCCACTACAAGAACCCGTTCCAGCACTGGGACCTCGCCCACGAGCTGGACCTTGGGTACTTCGAAGGCCAGATCAGCAAGTACATCACACGGCACCGCTTCAAGAAGGGTCTGGAGGATGCTGAGAAGGCGCTGCACTTCTGTACCAAGCTCATCGAGCTGGCACGTGACAGCGGACGCATGCCTCGGCACAAGATGGTCAGCTTCGCCCGTATGACTCAGTACGCTGAAGCGAACAAGCTGTTGCCTATCGAGTACGCCTGCATCAACTCTGTGTGTAACTGGCAGTTCGTCGAAGACCTGACCATGTTGCAGGCACGCATCGAACGCCTGATCACTGAGGCATACCCGTTACCTGTGTCTGACGACCAAGACCGTGTGTGGAACAAGCTCGGGGGCCTGTACGATACAGGTGAACCGGGTGCTGGCTACGTTGACCAAGGCAAGGACATTTGAATACCCCTACGTCTTGATAGGGTTTTAACGAAAGGTCTTGGTGGAGTTCTTGAACGTACGAAAATACGTTCACTGAGGGGCATCCGGCAACTCAGCAACCCTGAAAGGAACTCCACCATGTCTAAGACCACCACTCCCGTTGTAGCAGCAACACCAGTCGCTTCACACAAGCTGGCACCCACCATCACCAGCAAGGCAAAAGCCAAGTCCGTCGCAGCAGCAGACGGTCGCAAGCGTCCTATCGTGGCTATCAACGAAGAAGGCAAGCTGGTCGTATGCTGCCGTCGTACCGCCAAGAAGAACGGCTGGGACATCCAGGAAGTGCTCTACGAACGTGCCAAGACCGTGAAGGCTGAAGCACCCGTTGTGCCTGCACCCAAGGCTGAACGTCGTACTGGTGATGCTGCCAAGACCGCCAAGGTCAAGGAAGCCAAGAAGGTTGTTGACGCAGCTCTTGACGACATCTTGGGCAAGTAACGAAACCTCTTGCGAACCTCTTCGGGGGTTCGTGATAATACTTCTATCAACAACCCGGAGCACTCCATGACCACTTCCAAGACCAAGCACCTCGATACCGCTATCGCCATCCTCAGTGGTGCAGGCATGCCGAAGCGTGCCAAGCGTGCAGCGCAAGTGGAAATCATCGTGGAGACCTACGGTAAGGCATACACCATCCAGATGAACGGTAAGGTGCTGGAAGAAGGCGTGGGTACTGCTGAGTACGCCATGGAGCGTGCCAACGAGCGTGCAAGCCGCATCCGTACATTGGGCAAGACCGTTGTGGTTACAGCCTACTAACCAGCGAAGGCCAAAAACATCGTAAGGTACGTTTTTAGCCCTTGCCCTAGGCTACCCCCTAGCAAAATCAAGGCCCCAAGAGGGGCCTTTGACTTGGGTACCATTGGTATCTCAGGGGTTGGGGGTGCTCTGTGCCAGCAGCTCTGTCTTCCGGCCGGAGTCCCGTGTGGTGCCAAGCCAGAAGGCCAGCGCACTGGTGAACCCCCCGCTGAGCTGGCCGATCATGTACACCACGATGTCCCTGTTGGTAGCAGGCACGTCGAACTTCAGCAGTAGCACCAGCGTGGCGGTGAAGGCCCCCACGACGAAGCACGTCAGCAGGGCAGGCACGGGGCTAGGCTTGGCTGTTTGCATGCGCCTTGCACTGTCCCGGTCGCCTGCTGCGATGGCTTCCATGTCAGCCACGTTCTTGAAGCCTAGTGCCTGCATCTGCAGGGCGAACGCTTGATCTGCCTGCTTCAGTGCCAGCATCTGTTCAGGAGTAACGCCTGCCAGAGCCTGCTTCACCGAGTCAACCGTCTTCTCGTTCAGGCCCAGAGCGTTGGCAGCAGCTTCCACCGCCATGCCACCCAGAGGCCCCCCGAGGGCAGTACCAATCCACGGTGCGACCGTGCTTACGAGTTTCATCCAGTCCATCACAGACCCCCTACTCGGTTGAATTGCCACCCATACTCGAACGACTCCTGGCTAGCGTTGGCTTCGGCTATCTCTATATACCGTACGGACTGCTGAGCGTTGAGCATGCGCACCAGCACCGTCTCGCCTGCCTTGCCCCGTGCTGCCAAGAACGCCTTGAGCGCTGCGATAGTCATGTTGCCCACTGCCCCATCCACGGTGATGTTGGGGTACACCTTGTCGCCTTGGTTCAGCACGTTCAGCGCACGTTGGAGGAACTTGCCTGCCGTAGCTGTACCCATGTTGACCCCGGTATCCAGCATCTCTTCTGCCACCAGAGCACTGACCATGTCGACGTCGTCGAACCGTGGTTGGTGCCAGAAGCGTTGAGCGTAGATGTCTCGAGCTACTTGCTGGGTCATGGAATCCATAGGCCCCGTGTACCCGAAGGCCCGAGCCACCGCTACGGTGATGCCGAAGTTGGTTTCGCCTCCCTTGTCGTTGGGGTCGTTGGAATAACCCCCTTCCCGCTTGATAAGAGCGGTGATCATGTCAGTGATATTCATTTGTCAACCTTTCCATCGAGCTTATCTTCGATTCTGTCTAGCTTGGCGAATATAGCGTTGGAGAGCTTGTCGATATCGTCCTTCTTGACGTATGCGCCTGCCACCAACACTTCGATCTCGGATACCTTCTTCGTAAGATCAGTATCGGCCTTCTGCAAGTCCTTCACCGCTTGCCACACCGCATTGAGCAGGAACCCGATCAAGCCTCCGAAGCCTGCGAGCAACCAGTTAACGATTGTTTGATCCATGTACGTGTCCCTCGTAGTTACATGATTCGGGCGAAGCCCTTGATGGTGTACACACCGGCGATAATCGTCAGACCACCAATGGTGAACCGATATATTCCGGCGTTGCTGACTGCCGTCAATGTTTTGCCTGCTGTGAACGCGGTGAGAGGATACACGGTAGTGCCCATCATGATGAAGTCGAAGGTGTACGTACCGTTGTTGTCAGCGACAACTATGTGTCCGATGATGGGCGTACTCTCGTCATAGGTGAGCAGGCTATCCATCTGGATGGTCGCACCAGTCGGGGAGCTATGTGACCAGAACGGCACTTGGTTGATAACCGTTACGGTGTGACGACCTTCAAATGGGAACGTACCGAGGGTGCTGTTGTTGGCTTGACGACCATCACACAAGGCCAGATTTCGACTGGTGTCTACGGTATCACTCCACGCAGATACCGACAAGACCTGACCCCCGTTGCTGCCCATGAGCACGTTCGTTGGGTAGCCTTGCGGACCGAGAGAACTGTTTCGACCCTTGGAGGCCATGCGTACCCAAGCATCGTTATTGAACGCTGAGAAGTCCATGATGTTGCGGATGCCAGCGCCTTCGTCCGGTGCGGATAGTGCGTCGAATGTGCAGTTACGGAAGCCGCTGACTCCAGCTTGCACTGCATACTCGGTGCTGGAGAAGTAGCTAGGGCTGAAGTCACAAGCAAAGAAAAACCCGTTGTTCACCGTGGTGATACCCTTGCGGACGCCCTCGCAGTATGCGTGAACGCTCCAGGACTGGCAGTACGCACCGTTGTTGCGAATGCCGATGCTGTTGGTAGCGTACCCTTCTTCCAACGAACCACCAATCTCAACCGAGAACGAGTTGGTTGCAGTGACCTCATATCCGATTGACGCGCCTACGATGCGCAAATCAAACCGTAGGTCATGAGCTGCTACACCGTGGAGTAGCACTGCGTATTGACCTGCTGCGAGAGCGCTGCCTCGGGCAAGACCAGTACCAACACGGAGATAGAATGAATTCTTCAACCGCATGAGGCAAGAACAGTTCGACCAACGCAACCCATCCAGGAAGGACTGTTCCTGCATGTTCGTAAAGTCCATGGGGCAGTTGGAATTAGCGAACGTCACGTTCTTGATACCCGAGCCTACTACACGCCAAGTCGTTTCAGTTGCAGCAGTCGCGTTCGGCTGGATAGCCGCACCGTCGTAGTAGCCAGTAGCGAACATGACGCTACCGATAGCGCTGTACGCAGTGCTGCCAGCAGCAGCGTCAGGTCCGATACACCGGGAGCCATTCAGGTCCAGCATGATCTGTGAAGGGATTACTACTTTCCCGAGCAGCTTGTAATCAGCACCTGCTTTGCCCTTGATGGTAGTAGTGTATATCTCGCCATTCGGAGACAGTACGTTCTGTGCCCGTTGATACGCTGCGAGTATTGCTGCGTTGAAGGCAGCAGTGGAATCAGTTGCACCCGTTGGGTCAGCACCATAGTCTTCGAACGTGATTTGTTCACGGAGTTTGTCTAGAACAGTACGAACGATAGCGCCGAGGCCTAGCTGCACGAAACCGATGAATCCCGACCCAGCGCCTAGGGCTAAATCCTTCAACCACTTGCCGATTGTGCCAGCAGCATACACGGTAGCATACAAGAACCCGATCAGGCCAGCGCCTGCAGAACTTGACAGATCAGTACCGCTGACGCCAGATATACCGTCCACCGTCCAGATGGTAACGTCAGACGCGTCTTTCAGAATAGCCTTGTATGCGCCACTCCAGAACACGGTAGCCTCACCGCGAGCATCGAGTATCACGGGGTTCGTGTTAGGTACTGTACCTGCTGCGTCCTGGTACGTCGGTCGCGGGGTGCTGGTGCCAGCGTCGTAGGTGTAGAGCTTGCCCCCTACTAGGGGCACTCCGGCGCTGTTGTTGAAACTCTGCTTGCCCTCGGGCATTAGTGTAGCCATTGACGACCTCCTGTTAAAAATATTCCGATGAGCATATTACTAGCCATCTTCCTGAAACCATTTATTGCCGTTGCAATTCTCGTCCCAATACGTGTGGCAGTCGAGATATTGCGCAGTCGGATGAGGGATGGCAAACTCAAACGACTGCTGTTCTTACCGTTGTCCCGCAAGGGCAGCAGCCGGGATTGACGTCTTCATAGCCTGCTCCAAATACGGGATAGCATCACGTACGGATTGAGGCAAGGTCTGTGGGGCAGTACGGGCAGCTTGCAGAGCTGCACGAGCCTTGGTGGGGTCGAGCAGCAAGTCAGCCAGCACCGCCTGAATCTTGGGTTCGGCCACACCGTTGTAGGCGAACTGCACAGGACGCATAGCGGTATTCAGCAGCGTAGATTCAGCCCAGCTCTGAGGCAAGCCAGTAGGCCCAAGGATTTGACGCAGCACGTTCTGCGAAGCCAGACGTTGTGCCGTTGCACTGCCTGGACCGTTGGCAGCACGAGCCACAGCAGCACCCTTGTCCAGCTCCTGGCCGACTGCCATCACCTTAGCGTATTGGTCAGGGTCGAGCACCTGCGAGAGCTTGCCAAGATCACGCCCTGTAGCACCCTTCACCGTTGCTTCTTCGTTCTTCAGCAGGTTGACGAACTTGTCAGGCATCAGGCGTGGCGTACCACCCAGATCACTCGTAGCGCTGGTGCCTTTGCGGAACAGCGCATCAGCCACGTCCATCTGGTTCAGGGGCTTGCTCATTGCAGCGTATGTACCACGCGCTTCAGCGTAGTCGGGAGCCATGCGCTCGATGAAGGTAACGAGGCGATCACGTGCCGTCTTGATGGACATGGCCTTGTTGACCGCAACGGCTGAACCACCCTTGCTAGCCGCTTCGATAGCGTCGTCCATGGCCAGCTTCATCAGGTGCAAGCCTTCTACGCTGCCATCAGGCTTGTTGAGGTTCAGTCCTTGGTTCTTGGCGATGGTCTGCGCTTCTTTCAGGGCGTCCTTGATGGCAGGGGTCTGCATGAGTTTGGTGACCTCACCCTTCTCAGCCGCTGACATGGCGCTCATGTCCATCTTGGTAGCGAATGCCTTGCCGTATTGTTCTTTCGCAGTACCGCTACGCATAGCAGCAGCGAAGTCACGCGCACCACCTTCACCAGACAGTTCGCGCAAGGTGCCTACTCGGGCAGCGTTGTTCTCAACTTCACGAGCAACGAACTTGTTGGCGATCTCTGGGTCCAAGCTGCGTACCGAGTCCTGCAACCGGGCAGCACCAGCAGCCCCCTCAGGACGTGCGATCTGTTCGGCCATCGTGGGCACAGCACCCGTGACCGTCTTGTTGCCTGTGACGTTGGCAAGGTCACCCGCTTGAACACCAAATCGGTCCAAGGTGCGTCCGGCAATGGCCTGTCTACCCTTGTCTGTAAAGGGCTCCACCAGCGCCTTGGCACCCTTGGCACCAGCAGCCAGCACCCGACCTGCCAGCACGCCACCAGCACCAGCACCAGCACCCATAGCCACGTTCTTCAGCCGTGACTCGTCGCTGGCCACTGGTTGAGTCAGCCCCATGACGCCACCAGTGATGGTGGCACCTGCGAGGCCCTGAGCACCCGGTACGAACATAGCAGGCAGCGCGGTCGCCACGTTGCCCGTGACGTTACCCACGGTGCCAGCAGTGGTACGCATCAACGGAGCGTCCAGTCGCTTGGCTTCGTCGATATCATCTTGCGTGGGCAGGCCGAGTGCATCAGCAGCACGGGTAGGCATCACTCCACGTGCGAGCTGGCCTACGCCACGACCCACATCGTAGAACGCCTTGCCAGCACCTGCGAAGAACTTGTCTGAGGTACTCATGCCTTCCGTTGGGTCATAGGTCTCAGCAGGAGCAGCCCGAGGCATGGTCTTCAGATAGGCCCCGAGCTTGCGCACAGAAGCCGAGTCGCCTGCCTTATCAGCAGCGCGGATAGCCTGGATGATTTCGTCTTGGGTAGCCATCACTTACCTCCATGCTTCTTGAGAATAGCCGCGATGTCATCTGGTAAGCCAGAGGCGTCAGCAGCACCGGGGTCGAGAGAGTTACGTTGCTTGGGAGGCACTTCAGCCAGGATGCCCTTCGTGGCGAGCTGCCGGTTCTGACTCTTCTGCGCTATGACTGCGTCTGAATCACCCACGGCTGGGAAGTACTGCTTCCGAGCGTTTTCGAACTCCGACTCGGCAATGGCAGCGCCGGACTCACGCCGCAACACAGCGTTGATGAAGTCCCGTTGTGCCTGCTCCACCTTCTGTTGCTGAGGCGAAGATAGGTTGTTGGCAGCAGCACCAGCAGCACCACCCACCAGCGGGATACGCTCGACGACGTTCTTCATTACCGAAGGACGCACCGTGCCTTGGAGGGCCATATCACCCAGCACCTTCTCAGCCGCTTGCATGCGGGAGCCGAACAGAAGCGCTTTGGACTGCACATCGTTCAGCCCGTTGTTCTTGCCCTGCACCTGAGCACCGTTCATCGTAGCAGCAGGGC